CTACAAATGGTTCGTGCGGTTGGTGAAAATACTTTCCAACCAAAAATCGGGTTTAAAACTCGTTACGGTATTGCTGCTAACCCATTCCACACTGGAACAGTTGCAGCTGGTGCTGACGGAGCAATCTCCATCAGTTCTGCTACCAACAAATATTACAGAAAAGTTAAAGTCTCTAACCTTATGTAATTATAATAGTTGGGTTAACCAACTAAATCTTAAAAACTTAAAGAGGGGAATAATTCCCCTCTTTTTTTTGTTATAAATAGTAGTATGACAACAGACACTTCACCAATTAGTAGACAACCAACAGTTTTGGATTACTCAAGTCCAACTCAGTTTAGGTTTATGATACATCAACTTCCTAAAGTTGAGTTTTTTACCACTGCTGCAAATATACCAGCAATATCTTTGGGTGAATTAGTTATACCCACACCATATAAAAGTATTCCAATTTTGGGTGACAATCTTACTTTTGATAATTTATCAATTTCATTTATTGTAGATGAAGAGTTACAAAATTATAGAACAATTCATAATTGGTTAATTGGTATTGGTTTTCCCAAAAGCAAACAACAGTTTATTGATTTTCGTAGAAGTGGATCAAATACACCCCAAGCAGGTGATGGTGGTAATACTGACATTGGTAGGATAGGTAATACTACAGCAGATAAAGCTTTCTATTCTGATGCAACTCTTACGATACTTTCAAATAAAAATAATCCTATTGTAGAAGTCCGTTTTGCAGACCTTTTTCCTGTATCATTAAGTGGATTAGATTACAATCAAAATGTAACAGATGTTGAATACTTAACTGCGACTATTGATTTTCGCTATAAACTATATGAGATAGTGCCTATAACATAATATAATGGAGTTATAATGAACCTTGATGAATTGAAGCATGAAGTTTGTGCTGATTTAAAAATAAATAATGAACATTTAGATACAGAATCCCTAAAAAATCAAGAAATAAAAGCAAAATATTTAGATATAAAATCTAAGTACGAACTTCTTTTGTTTAAAGCAAAAGGTGATTACAAACGTATATATCGTGACAAGTGGGAATATTATGGTGGTAAAGCAGATGCCAAAATATATATTAGTAAACCTTTTGATATTAAAGTTCTAAAAACAGATTTAAGTGTATATATTACATCTGATGAAGATGTTATTAATGCAGAAAATAAAATTGGTTATCTAGAGACAGTTGTAGATTATGTTAAGGGAGTTATTAAGTCAGTTGATAATCGTGGTTGGGATATTAAAAACGCAATAGAGTGGAAAAAATTTGAAGCAGGAGTGACATACTAATGAGATATGCTGAGTTATATGCAAAGGCATCTACAAGTTCAAAATTAATTGAAGATACTTTATCACTTGTTGATGTAAATAAAATGGAAAGTGGAGTTACAGAATCTAACAGAAATAAAGAACCAATTGGCAAAGTTAGGACAGGACTTGCACGAAATGCTAATGTTCAATTTATAGATGATAAAGAAATTTTAAAAAGGTGGCTTGCTGTAGCTCAAACAATTAATAAAAAAATAAATTGGAATTTTGACCTTGATGCTATAGAGCATTTACAATATGGTGAATATAATGAAGATCAATATTATGGTTGGCATATAGATCAACATGGTGCACCATATGCAGATGGTAGAGTTCGTAAATGTAGTTTTTCTGTTTTTCTTAATGATGACTTTGAAGGTGGTGAATTTGATTTAGAAATTGGTTCTCCTAATCAAAAAGACAGACTCAAAACATTTCATAAACTTCCAGTTAATCAAATGCTTTTTTTCCAATCTGAATTTTGGCATCAAGTAAGACCAGTAACAAAAGGTGTAAGAAAATCTTTAGTTGGTTGGGTGCTTGGGCCTAAGTTTAAATGAAAATATCTAAGGTTAATGAGGTATATTTAACCTTAGAGGTAGATGACAGTTTAGAAAGAGAACTTTCTGATTATTTTACCTTTGAAGTGCCTGGTGCAAAATTTATGCCACAATATCGAAACAAGATATGGGATGGTAAAATACGTCTGTTTTCTCCACACAATGGAAGAATATATGTAGGACTTCTTCCATATGTTAAAGAGTTTTGTTTAAAAAATTCAATTGAATATATATTGGAAGAGGGAGTAGAAGATGAGCGGAATGTTATACGTCAGAGCGTTAGAGATTTTGCAACATCCTTACGACCAAAGTCCAGAGGAAACCCCATTGAAATACGAGATTATCAGTTGGATGCAATTCATCATGCTATATCCACAAATCGTTCAATACTCTTATCTCCTACCGCTTCTGGTAAGTCACTAATAATCTATACACTAGTTCGTTATTATCATATGATGGGATTGAAAACTTTAATTCTTGTTCCTACAACATCACTAGTTGAACAAATGTATTCTGACTTTATTGATTATGGTTGGAAAGATGAATATATTCATAGAGTATATGCTGGTATGGATAAAGGTTCTAAGAAACCAGTTGTGATATCAACATGGCAATCAATATACAAACTTCACTCTCCATACTTTGCACAATATGGTTGTATAATAGGTGATGAAGCTCATTTATTTAAAGCAAAATCTTTGACAGACATAATGGTAAAGTCTAGAGATGTAAAGTATAGATTTGGACTAACAGGTACACTTGATGGTACACAGACACACCGTTTGGTATTAGAAGGATTGTTTGGAAAAGTAAGGAAAATTATCACAAGTAAGGAATTGATGGATAATGATACTTTAGCTAAACTTAATATTAATTGTATAGTATTAAAACACACAGAAGAAGAAGCAAAAAGAGTTAAAAATTATGCGTATGCTGAAGAAATTAATTACATAGTATCACACCCAAAAAGAAATATTTTTATCAAAAATTTATGTAAAAATTTAAATGGTAACACCTTATGTTTATTTCAGCTGGTTGACAAGCATGGTGTTTTATTGTATAATGAAATTAAAAAGTTTAATAGAAAAGTATTTTTTGTATATGGTAAAACTGATACTCAGACTAGAGAAGATATTCGAGCAATAACTGAAAATGAAAAGAATGCTATAATTGTAGCCTCATATGGAACATTCTCTACAGGCATAAATATTAGAAACATACACAACATTGTTTTTGCAAGTCCATCTAAAAGTAGAATAAGAGTATTACAAAGTATAGGTAGAGGATTGAGACAAAGTAAAGATAAAGACTCTGTAAAATTATTTGATATAGCTGATGATCTTACACATAAGTCCAGAAGAAATTTTACATTGAGACACTTTTATGAACGAATAAATATATACAAAGAAGAGCAGTTTGATTATAAAATTGATAGGATAAAATTATGAGTGATTTGAGTATTGGTTTATTTCCAACACCAATTTTAAAATGTGAAGATTTTTTAAATACATCAGAAATAAACGACATATTTGAAATTTTAAAAAGTAAAACAATTTTTCAAAATAATATAATTGTGGGAGGCAAATCATCTCACAATGCAAATGGCCATGAAAATATAATTCAAACTTTAGGTCTAGAGGACAAAATACAAGAAAAATTAAACGTATATACAGATAAAATAAAAATTCATGCAGTATCTATTTTATCATCTTGGTTTAATATTCAAGATATTGGTAGTGTTTTAAAATTACATATGCATACTCAAAGTTTACTTTCTGCAGCAATATATATTAATGTTGATGAAAAGAGTAGTCCTTTATTTTTTTACAATCCAAACTCTACATCACACTACTCATTTTCTATGCATGGAAGAACTCAAGATGGTTTTAATATGCACCATCAACAATTTATACCTAAAAATGGAGAGATGATTATATTTCCAAGTTGGGTGCTTCATGGTTCAGATAATGTGCAAAACCAAACTAAAGATAGAACATCCATAAGTTTGAATGCAGGATATAAACTTTAATAAATAGATATGTAAACTATAAAAAAACAAAACTTTAAAGAGAAGTAAAAAATGAACTATCAAGTTATCAAGTTATCAAATGGCGAGGACATTATATGTACTGTTGAGTCAACTGAATCTGATAAATTTAAAATAACCTCTCCATTAAAAATGAGTACTATTAGTAAAATAACTGAAAAGGGTGTAATTGAATCTTTAGGTTTAACTAGATGGGTACAAGTATATTCTGATCAACCATATTACAATATAGAAAAATCTGGTGTAGTAATAATGACACCAGCATCTGAGGGATTAGGTCGTTATTACGAGCACGTTTTACAAAGTATGCATGAAGCAGAAATTAAAGAACCTACCGATGAAGAATTAGATTCAATTGAAGAAGAAGAATATCTAGATGAACTAGATGATGAAGATTATTTAGCCCATTGGGATATTAATGATAAAGTTTATCATTAGTTCTAAAGAGGTACAATACCTATTATACATAAACTGTGTAGTGTTGTCAAGGGCAAAATTATTTTTATTTGCGTGGAAAACCTCTTGACATTTCTATCATATTAGTGTATTATAGTAGAAATAAGTAAAGGAATTATTATGGCTAAAGTTAAAAAAGTAAGTGTCCACTATGTAGACAACAAAAAATTTCTTCAAGCAATGAAAGATTGGAAAGAAGAGTGTCGTGAAGCTGAAGAAGCAGATGAAGAAAAACCTAGAATCACTAACTATATGGGTGAGTGTTTTTTGAAGATTGCAAACGGTTTATCTTACAGACCAAACTTTATCAACTATACATACAAACAAGAAATGATTTCTGATGGTATAGAAAACTGTTTACAGTATCTTCATAACTTTGATCCCGAAAAATCAAATAATCCTTTTGCATACTTTACTCAAATAATTTACTATGCATTTCTTCGTAGGATTCAAAAAGAAAAAAAACAAGCTCATGTAAAACACCAGTTAATTTCAAAACAAGAATATATTCCTTATGTCACAAATCCACATGATACTACACAATATTCAGTTACAGGATTTGATATTAATATAATGGTGCCAGATGAGGCAGTATATAAACCTAAAAAAAAAGAAAGTAAAAATAAGATTGGCGGACTAGAAAATTTTATGGAGCTAGATGATTGAAGATTGCTATAATTAATGATACACATTTTGGTGCTAGAAACGACAACTCAAATTTTAATGAATACTTTTATCAATTCTATGAAAAGGTATTCTTTCCACATCTTCAGCAAAACAATATAAAAACTTGCATTCATCTAGGAGACTTGATGGACAGACGTAAGTTTGTTTCATATAAAACTGCCAAAGATTTTCGCGAAAGGTTTATTCTACCATTTAAAACTTTAGAAGTAGATTTACATATTATGATTGGAAACCATGATACATTCTATAAAAATACTAACGATGTAAATTGTGTAGAAGAGTTGCTTGGTAATCGTCACAAAAATATTAAAATATATCCAGAAGCTGAAGAAATTGAGTTTGGTGGTAGTAAGATTCTATTCTTACCTTGGATTAATAATCAAAATACAATTCACTCAGAAGATATGATTGATAAAACAACAGCTGATATATGTATGGGGCATTTAGAGATTGCTGGATTTCAAATGATGAAAGGTATAAAAAATGAGCACGGAATTAGTAAGAGCGTATTTCGAAAGTTTGATAGTGTTTTCTCTGGCCATTTCCACACTAAATCTGATGATGGTCAAATATTTTATTTGGGAGCTCCATATGAACTTTATTGGAACGACTGCGATGATAGAAAAGGATTTCA